TGCCATCGGTAATGGAACTACTCTCCAAATCTTTATATTGATTTGTGTATTTACAGATGTTCAAAAACTAAGATTTTACCCTACCCTACCCCTATGAAAAAAAATCACCAAAAAAAAAAATTCACTTTTTCAATTCATAGGTAGGGACCTATGGTTTTTACCCGAAATTCCAAAAATGACCATTTCGTAAAAAAACCAAAAACCTAAATAGACTTAAAGATTTGTGCATATTAGGAATATACATACGTATCAAGATTCCGAACAAAATATGCCGTTCAAAAAATTGTACAAGTCCCGAAGAAACCCATTCACTAGGAAATCTCGTCCTGCTCGTTTTGCGTCGCGTAAGACGAAAACTCAGACTATTGTCAATAAGGCTGTTGCGAAGGTCATTGGCAAGGTTAGTGAAAATAAGATTAATGATTTAAACACTATTAGGCATATGGCGCCTATTCCCATCCACGACACGGTTAGCTCATCGTCCCCAACTTATATGTTTGGGGCTGTCGTTGGAAAGAAACCATCAGGTTGGACTTCAGGCCTCCAATCTGGTGCGTCTCAATATGCTGACCTTGGCTCATTTGAATGGCCCCGCGGTGAAGACGCGGATGAACGAATTGGCGATTATATGTTCGCCCGTTCAACTTCTATCAGAATGAATATAATGCCTCTAGAAAATATAGACCCTCAAAGAGGTAACCCTCCGATGCGTTACCGAATGGTTGTATTCAAGGCTAAACAGAGAGTTCGTACTCCTTCTAATCCGAGTGACCCAACAACCGATTTGTTCTTAAATACAAGCGGCAAAAAATTTGGGCACGGAGTTCAAACGACCGAATTCCAAGACCTATGGATGTCGTCGTTGAACAAAATGGATTATACCATTTTACAGGATAAGAAATTTACAATGGCTTCTCCAATGTCCACCTGGACTTCGGCGCCTCCCGTGCAATATGGATTTACAAATGACCACACGGGTTCCCACGGCAAGGACTTGTCTCTTCGTATCCCATACAACAAGAAAATTAAATTTGAAAATGTCACTAATCTCCCTGAAGACCTCAATATGGCTACTGGGATACTTGTGTTCGCTCAAGCTTTAGGTAATCACAAAACAAATAGTGAACTCTGGGAGACTAATCTCCAAGGGTTAACTTCGTTCTTAGACGGTTAGGGGGTTCTAATTCACTTGCGCGGAAGTTTATGACGTCGCAATTAAAAAAAAAAAGCATTCGCAGTTCGTTTCTAACAAAAAAAAAATAACAGCATAAAAAGAATACCCGAGAGGTATGCTTTTTATAAATGTTAACTTAGATTATTTATGCAAATTCGCCATAATCTTCTTCATCGTATTTTGGTAATATTTTGCCTCCCGCTCCAATATTAGTCACGACCCATCTATCTCCCATCATTTTGGAATAGTCGGGTTCTTCATTAGCAAATACAAACAAATGAGGACAATTTCCAATTACACTTTTTCCCTCATATTTCCCACTACGAAACAACATATCTTTACAACTTTCAATTCCATCATAATTCAAATAAGTTTTGTCATATGACTTTGGAATATTCATAACTAATAATGTTGGATAGTCGCCTTCAGATTCGTGGAACTGACAAATAGCGTGTTTCATATCACTTGCTTTTCCACCTGTAATCAAAGCGCCGTGCTTAATGCCCAGATATTTACAGAATGACGTTTTACCTATATTCCCATCCCCGTAATACCAATGAACTGTTCTATCATCAGGTTCCTCTTTAATAATCTTCAAAATCTCCTGCTCCCATTCATATGTTGGGTCAATAATTTTAACCTTCTTTGGAAATCCGTGGGTCCAAGCCAATTCTTGTTCACCCCATTTCTCACAATAGTCAATATTCTCTTGACGAGTTCCCACCGCTGGTTTTCCATATTTATCACCCCAATGAATTCGCTTAGTTAATTGCAAACTTAATGGACGCTTCTTTTTATGAAATTCAAGATACCCCTGTAAATGGGGAGTCCCCGTTGTCGGACAAATCTCTTTAGAGAAACAAGCAATTTTACAATTCTCCTGGAACTTTGGAACTATTGAATTAATATCATCCTCGGTATAATTGTTCAGAACAAACCCCCACCTTAATGCAGGGCTAATTTGTTTCGTTTTCGCGGGGGAAGGGGATTTAGTATTACCCCCTTCCCCGGAACTATCTGGAACTACTAGGAACTTTGCCATCGGTAATGGAACTACTCTCCAAATCTTTATATTGATTTGTGTATTTACAGATGTTCAAAAACTAAGATTTTACCCTACCCTACCCCTATGAAAAAAAATCACCAAAAAAAAAAAT